TATTGTATAAGTTAATGGAGATAATCCCTCTCTTAAATAATATACTCTATCTTTAATCTGCCAATCACTTGCGCTACTTTTAGCATCTCGAGTTCCTAATGTGGCAACTCTTTGTTCTTTAGCAGGTTGTAATTTTTCCATTTTGAAACCTCTTTGCTTTGCTGCTTCAGCGCCACTCATTGCGGTTTCTACTTTTGCTTGTTTGCTTTTTCTTGCCATAATATAATATAATTAAATAGTTAAAAAAATAAAGGGCTAGGTGCCGAAGCACCTAACTCTTTAAAATAATGTATTAGTTAAGTAACATGAAGTTATTAGCTCCTTGTACTACTAAACATCTTTCTGATAGGTAATGTACCTCCATCGCATCAAGGTCTGAAGTGATGTTTCCACCAACCGAACCAGTGATCCATGATTTTAGTTTCCTATCATCAGCTTGAGAAGCTCTGTATCTTACATGTAAGAAAGGTCTTTTTAGGTTTTTACCTAAAGACTGATCATAAACAGTTGATACACCAGCTGGAATGATTACACCTCTTACATCAGAGATATTTGACATACCTCTAAGAGTAGCATCATTCAAATATTTCCAGTCAGTTTTGTAGAAGTCATAAGAACCTCTTCTGAAACCAGAAAAACCTAGATTTAACGCCATATCCTCATCGTTATTAAATACTCCCCAAGAAGTACCACCTGAACCATAAGAATTTTGAGACGCTAACATGTCATCGATAGCTAAAGATACAGATCTGTTAACATATAACATGTTTTCTTCGATAGCGCCTTGAGCATCAAATTTCTTAAGAATCTCATCAAAAGATCCTAAGTCATCTGAAGCACTAGTACCAGCGATACCAGAAGTAACGTGACCTCTATCGTTGATAGCTGCGAATAAACCTTCAGTACCTGCAGTGTCGTCAGAACCAGCTGTTCCCAACTGAGTATCTACACCACCTGTAGCTTTAGCTAATTCACCTTCAACGCATGCCATTTCTAAGTAATCAGTGAATCTTGCTTTAGTATCACCTTCAGCTTTTAAATACCATAGGTAACCATTTTGACCTTCTTCACCTGAAATTTCAACCCAACCAATAGCTGCTGTGTCTGAACCACTAACTTCAAATTTATCTTTGATGATAATTGGTTTGTTCACAAAAGTTTTGTGTTGAGGTGTTACAGCGTTAGACATACCACTATCTCCTTTTTTGAATTCAGATCCATAAACGAAGAAGTCACATGTGTTTGTACCGCTGTCAGTTGCAGTATCAAAACCACTAACAGCACCTACAGTTGCACCACCTGAGTAAGGTATTGCAGTTAAAGTAGTGTTGTCAGCTGCTACTGCACTTACGTAACACTTTATAATTGTTGGAGATGCTTGGTTATCACTTAATACGATTGTTTGACCAACACGTACAGCGTGAGTACCAGAACTCGCAATTGTAATTACACCAGCATCTGTTACTGCTGCGCCAGTGTATGATAGATGTAATCTACCTTGTTCTGACCAGATTACTCTGTCAGAAGCCATAGACTCTTCAGCACCTACTTGATTAAGAAAACCTGAGATAGTTCTGTTTCCAAAAACCTCAGACTCTTTTTCTATAATATCAGGTAGATATTGCTGAGCCCAACCTTCAGTATCAGCTGATGTAAAATCTACATAGTTGCTCTGAAGCGTTTGTTTAGTCGGAGCGGGTACCGAATTTAAGTTCCCACCCGGATTAGTTGGAGTTATTGCTGCCATTTTATTCTAAATTTTAAATGTTTAAAGTTATTTTCTAATTTTAAATCGAAGTTTGCTAGAACTATTACTATCATCAACCACTCTTACTTTCACTCCACCGGTCGTTACCTCCCCGTGTTCTGATCTAGGTGTCATGTCTATATTTTTAGACTTAGCTACACTTTCTTTTAAAGCATCAGCTTTACCTTGTTCGTAAAAATGTTTAGCAATAGCATCAGAATTTTCAGCTGTATATAAAGCTTTGTGATATCCGATTGCATTTTCCATTACATTTCTTTTATTAAGAAATTTACTAACGAAATTACTAATATCACTTTGTTCTGTTTTTACTTCATTTACATCCTTCACATTCACTCTAAATCTTTTATCTCCGACGTTATATTCAAAACCTTTGAATTTATCGTTAAAAACTTCATTAGTTTTTTGATTAAAGGTAGAGCGTTGCTCTTCTACTTGTTCTTGCTTTTCGTTATATCTATTAAAAAAATCAATTGCCTTTTGTTGCTCAGGATTTAACTTTGAGCCTGCTTTGATTTCCGCATAGTATTTAGACTTTAACCCGTCTAAGTGGGTTTTAGCGTCGGCAACTTGCTCTTTAAACGCTAATTTCTTTCTCTTAATGTCTACTTCTTCATCTATTTCAGAATCATAATCAAATCTATCTTTCATTAAGAAATCTATTTCTTCACTATTAAGATGTGGTTTTGTTTGATTATAATATTCTCTTAATAATGTTGTGTCATCAAGTTTGCTATAATCTTGGTTTAATTTAACATAGTCATTAAGATCTCCTCCAGTTTCATTCATAAAGTCTACAACTTTTTGAATATTTTCTGGAAGATTGTCACCAGTTTCCTTAGAAGTCTCGACTGCTTCTTTAACTTCCTCTCTAACTTCTTCAACCTTTTCTTCGTCTCCCTCTTTTTCTTCAGTGATTTCCTCGAGAACAGGTTCATCTATTTCTTGTTTTTCAACCTTTTCTTCTTCATTACCCACTTCTTCGCTAACTGTGGTTTGTTCTGAAACATCCACCTCATCTGTTTTTGACTCTTGAACGGGCTCATCTTTCTCTTCTGTTTTAGGTTTACTTAAATCGACCTTTATAGGTTCGTCACTAATTTCCATGGATTTCATTGAAGGTTTTTTCTTTCTAACCTTTAACTTACCATCTTCTGTTGCACCTTTGGTTTCAACAGCTTCATCAGTAGTTTTCTCAACTACTTCTTCTTTTTTTGTTTTTGCTTTTGCCATAATATAATATTATATAATAATTAAACATAATTTTGTACTATCGTACAATTTCTTATTTTCCCCAGTATGCTATAATTGTTCCACCAGCTACTTCTATTTCAGTATATCTACCGTATATAGTTACACCAGCTGGAAAACTGTTACTAGCATCTATTTCAACACCACCAGATCCTTCTACTGACGTTTCTGAGCCATCAGCTAAATCACCAGCAGCGTGATCTGTATTAGCGTATGTATTTTCATCTTCTGCTACTAAGCCACCAGTTGCATCAAATGTTGCAGCAGCTAACACAGTAAATCCAATAAATACGTGACCTGTAGGAGGTTTGATAGCGTCTCCACCATCTGTACATACTGACCCCATTATTTTAGCAGTCCAATCGTTTGTTACTATTGCCATTTTACTATTATTTATTTGTTAAACATTTATAATTTTACACCACCACCCATCACGTCATTACCTGATGATTCAAATTTTCTAGGAGGCGTTTGATTATTTTTTTGATCTATTAATTCAGATTGTTGACTAGCATTTTGAGCTTGCCTTTGGTCTTTGCGATCTTCCTTAATTTTATCTTGAGCTTTTAGCATTTCAAGTTCTTTTTCTTTTAACTGCATGTTAAGTTTAAACTCATGATTCATTAGCTCTTTTTTAAGTAATGCTTCTTTCTGCATTTCTGTTTGCTCAAATTGAGATTTAGCCTCTTCTAACGCAATTTTACTCTCATTAATTTGCTGTTGTTTTTGCACTTCCGCTTGAGCTGCAGCTTGTTGTGTTTGTGTATTAGCATCAGCTTGAGATTTAATATTTTGTTGTGCTTGTTCTTGTTCTCTAGCAACTTTTGTTTTTCTTCTAATTTTTAAAAGTTGATTAGCTAATTTAACATTTTTAATTTGTCTAATATCAATAGCATCCTCTAAATCAATACCGTTCTTTTGTATTGCCATTTGAATATTATTTTCAAGCATTTGTTTTTCTTCTTCATCTGGTTCTAAATCAATAAATATTCCAAAGTCATGAAGATGTAAATTTGATATATCATCTAGCGTAGCAACATTATGAGCACCAACTTGTTGAATAAAAGCATCTTTTGTTGGTGAATATTCTAATATATCTGCTATCCTTAATGATAAACATTCACATAGTTCTGATGTAATTAATAAACCACCATTTAATATATGTCTTGTTGCAACATTAGAATTTGCAGCAGCTAATTTTTGAACACCAACTAATGAGTATTCACTAGGTGTACTAGCATCTCTTGCTTCATTTAGTCCCGTCACATCTCTTATCATTTGTAAATAATAGTTATACGCTTGTATTAGAGATTGTATTTTTTGACCACCAGCTCCACTTTGTATTTCTTGTATAGGTATTTTACCTGGATTACCTTCCCCGTCACCAGTAAATGATCTACCAATAACACTACCAGTTTGAAAGAACATATTTAATGCTTCTTGTGGATTATAATTTGTACCATTACCTAAATCAACTTCAGCTAAACCATCAGCATCTAAATAAACACCATCAGGTACCATACGTGACATTACTTGCTGTAGCTTTAAATGTGTTAATTGTATA